CCTCCTTTGGATTTATGGATGACGCCACCTGTTTTATACAAGGGTAGTCCGTTCTTTAATACGTCTTCACGCAATGATTCTGATATAGGGAAGTGGTGCAATTGAGCATGTTCTGCAGGTTGTGGCTCAATCACATGTGTATCAGGAAGATTGTTAGCTCTACGCCAAGCAGACGCTTCTGTAACATGCATAAATCTTGTTGGCCTACTATTTGGATCTAATGTGTTTCTGACTTGATATCCAGATGAAGGCTTTGTTTCTATAGTATGCCCATGCAACTCCATCTTAACGCCATGTTTCTTACCAACGGCATTGAAGATGTTAGGAACTTTCTTGTCGTAAAAGCCTTTCATGCCTTCGCCACCAACTTGCAAATCTTCACCCAAAAGTGATCTTAATCCATTGACGTTTGGTTTTTGCGACATTACTTTTTGAGCCGCTTCTTTACCAACATACGACTCAAGTTTTTCAGGGGGTACTGAATATTCATCAATTAACTGTCTGCCATTTTTTTTACCAATCAATCGATGTGTATCAGGATTGTAATGAAGTGCATCAATGTGCTTAGCCAAGCTATATCGATCAGCTTGTTCCTTACCAGGCGTCATGACAATTCCATGGTAGCCCTTCTCAGCAGCGTGATGGATCAACCGTTTGATGGCCATCTCCTCCCAGTTCTTTTTGAATGGGGCGTCGGGAACTTTTGCATCAGAATCAAAACCATCAATAAGTCTATGAGCAGCTCTTTCATTCATTGTGGTGGCAATTACATTTCCATGCTCGTCAATAACATCCCAATCGCCATTTTCATTTTGTCTAATGATTTCTTTGGTTTCATTTTTATTTTTATACCCTTTCTCGCGCCCTTGCTGGTGCCAGTCTGACTGTAGCTCCTCAAGGTGCAATAGCTTTTCACCGTTAGGGCCTGTACGGTCTTTAAGACGCATGGAAGCTATGATGTTGGGCTCGCCATGGAAGTGTCCATAAACGCCTTTAAATTCACCTTGTGGATCTTTGATCAGCATCTCGCGGTAGTTCTCACCACCAGGCAATGTGTATTCGGAGTGAACAGCTGCAGGGTCAGCCAATCCTTGTCTAACTAACTTGTCTGCTTTTTTTTGGTATTCTAAATACCTATTTTGATTGGCGTTTTCAACGAAGTCATCATAAGTTTCTGACCAATCATCACGCATCCTTGGGCTAGTTCCAATCTCTCGATTAGCGTATTCCCTAGCATCTCTGTCTATTAACTCTTGGATTGTTTCGTCGTTGCCACCTTCAGTCAGTACCTTCTCATTGATCTTGGGCGCTGGTTTTCTTGCCAGTTGACCAAGGAACTGCTCATGCGTCATCTTAGGCGCATTCATCAACTCTTCTAGTCCACGCTCTTTCAACTCGGTGGGTTTGACGCCAGGCAACGCCATCAACTCCTTGAGGAACTCAGCGCCAGTTCCTACCTTACGCTTAAGAGCCTTAGCCCCCATGTCCAAAGCTGAATAGAAGGGCTTGCCCTTGCCGACTAACTCATTCATAAGGGGCGCTCCTCTATTTCTAAGTGATGTGCGTGGGTGACTTGTCCACCCTTGGCTTTATGTAGTTTCTTGCCTTGTACGTGCGAGCCTGTGGGGGCGACCAACAGCTTCTCATACACTGGGTGATGCTTACCTTGAATGGATATGCGTCCAACCTCTTCACCCACGCCAAAGATGTCTCCACGGCTGTGAGGTCTTAATGTGGGGTTAGCTCCAGTCATTGTGTTGACTAACTCAGCAGGCGAGGCGTACTCCGTGGACAATCCATAATGATGGCCTTTGCCACTCTTCTCAATCGTTGCCAAGAATGCCAAGTCTTTGAGCAACTGATCTCCGCCTTCGTGCTTAAACAGTCCTTTACGGACTAGGTTGCTCTTGGTAATGCTTCCAAATTTAGGATCAATCTCAGTCAAGTCTGATCTGATGCCTGACATCATGGGGCGCCCAGTGCTTGGGTCGATGGCCACACCCAAGTCGTGCATGATCTCAAAGTCCATGGGCTCGCCAGTTTGTGGGTTGATGTACGAACCTGATGGGAATCCTTCGCGCCCTTGGCCAGTTTGTGCAAGGACTTTCTCAATCATCTTTTGTTGGAATGGGTGTTTCTCGGCATCTGCAAACCAACGGTTGGGCGCAGGCACGATGGGAGTTCTGCCAGACTCACGAAGCTTTTGGAGCATCTCTTCAATAGATGGGTATTTCACTTCGCCTCCTTGAGCTTTAGTGATGTCTGGTTCATTGACGTCATATGTGCCACGGTTTCCAATGGCTGACTTAATCTGTGTTGGGTGAAACGCCACGAATGCTTTGCCAGACTCGTGAGGTGCGTTGTAAGGCGCTCCATGTGGATACTCAATCCCATCATATCCTTGGCTTTTAATCCAGTCTGTGCGCTCTTTATCAGTGTTGCCTGGTACATCATACCAATCAGTCATGGATTTCATAACAAATGGATTTTTGATTTGAGCATGAACAGGCATCACATTTTGATTTTCTTTATGCTGATCTGCATAAAAGTTTGCTAATGTTGGCGATTCTGTTAAATGAAAGCCATGTCCAAAATAAGGGCGCTTTATTTTGCTTTCATCAAACTCTTTTATATCTGCGCCAGTAGCATGATAGAGGCGTTCTTTTGCTTTACTTGGCTCAAGAAACTTAGATTTATTTGCCTCACGCTGATGGTGGGGCATCACCTTGGTTAACGCAAGGCGCATCTGATCCATTGAGGGTTTGGGTTTACTCATTACTCAATTATCCACCGAGGGCTTGAGTTCGTCTACCGACCTTTTCTTTCTCCATCTGATCCAATCCCTCAATTGCTGCACCGCGAGTTGCTCACCTATGTCCGCTTCAGGCAACACCGTGATGTCGAACCGATTCTCACATATGGTGGTCTTAACCCCATCCATGTGGATCAGCCTTTTGTACGTCGTCTCCGTTTGGGCAAAGTATCCGAAGTCATTGCCCGAATCCATCAGTTCAGTCTCAATCGTCATGTCACACCCCCAGTTCAACTAGTATTCCCTACTGAGCGTAGGGGTTTTGCTTGCTACGTGCGTTGTAAATCTCCGCATCGGTGATGTCCTCTTGCGTGATCTCCTCCCTTGGGGGCGCGTCAATGCTGATCCACCCCGCGTCCCTCAAATACCTCAACCCTTGGCTGATACAGTCCACGAACTCATCATGCGCTGACTCAGGGAACGAACAGATCTGGCTTACCATGCCCTCCGCCCAGTCCCTCACGTATCCCTTCCTCACACTGCTCTCAGGTATCCATACGCGCCCAGCTTTGATGATGTTCGCCACAATGGATAGCCTTTGCACTTTGTCTGCGCGACCAGGGTTATACGCCTGAACTGGTATGTGCGCCCTTTGCAAGTCTTGGATCAATGATATGCCTGCGGACTTATCCTCAACCAAGACGAGGTCAACCAACTTCCTGTCTTTCCCTTCTCCATATACGACCTCATACTCTTCGAGAACTTTAGGTCGCAAGTCTGGATACTGTAAGTGTTCTTGCCAACAATCCAAGATGAGTACAGACATCCCCCCATCCAAGGGCTTGAATACTGCCAATGTGATTGATCCCGTTGGATCGTTGTATGTTTTATCTGAGGTGGCGCAATCATAGCTTTGGACGATGTATTCAAGCTTAGGGAAAGCCTTACCATCAGGCCATAGCCTGAACCAATCCCTCTTTACTATTCCACCCTCCTCAGCGTCGATCAGCTCCGCGTAAATCTCCTGTCGCCCTAGCTTCATCCCCTCATAGGACATGATCTGCTTCTTGAAGTTCTCCGCCAAGTTGTCAATGTTAGCGTATGTGGATGCACGCGTGATGACAACATCATCCCCTTCGCGCCCTACTAGTTCAACTATTAAGTCTTTAGGTTTAGGAGTTGTTGAGCAAATCAACTTGGTCTTCTTACCCAAGCGCATACCGAACTGTATCTGATCCCACGCTTCCTGAAGGTATTCCCACGCTGCCAACTCATCAAGCCATCCCCCATGGAACTGTGGCCCCCTGAAGCGCTCGGGCTCCGAGGCTGGGATGCCTTTGATGAACGAGCCATTGATCAAATGTATCTCATGAAGGCTTGAGTTGTACTTCTCTACTAGTTGAACTGGGATTACATTGAGGAGCCCTGAGTCACCCTCAAAGCACGTTCCCTTCAAGTCTCCGCTAGTCGGAGCCGATACAAGCCATCTCGTGTTGGGATTGTTCCATGCCCATGATGCCAACGTCTCAGCCGATGCCCTAGTCTTCCCTGCTCCACGTCCTGCGAGCATCAGCCATATGCTCCACCAATCCCCTGATGGCTCAATCTGATGCTTATGCGCCTTCTCCCTCAGCCATTGATACTGCCATAACCACACGATCTGATCTATGGCGCTGAGCTTGGTGAACTCGGCTTGGGTCTTGGGGTCCATCAGGACCTCGTCGACCAACTCTAGCGTCTGGCTCATTCGGCTTGTCTTGCAAGCTTAATGTTCTCTAGCAGTTGGCCAAACACATTGATGTTGTGCTCGATCACCACAGGCTGAGTATCCGATCCAGTGTGTTCTGTCCTAGCCAGTTTGGGGATGTGATACTCCACCACCGATTGGAACAAATCGAATGCCTTCGCTGGATTCGGTGGTGTGATGTACTCCCCAGTGGGCTCACCCTCCTCATCCAACTTCTGCACTCCATTGGCTACCTGATCGAGCCATCCAGTGAGCCTAT